CGCTTCGCCGACTTTGCAGCGGACGGCGACCTCGTCATCTGCGACGAAGTCGGGCAGGACGTTGAAGACATCGCCGAACTCGTGGCCAACATTGAGCGCCTTGGGTTGCTCGACAAGGTCGGCATCGACCCGGCTGGGATTGGCAGCCTTTTGGATGGGCTGATCGCCGCCGGAATAACCGCCGAACGCATCGTCGGCATATCGCAAGGCTGGCGCCTTGGCGGCGTCATCAAGACCACCGAGCGCAAGCTGGCTGAATGTAAGTTATGGCATGGAGGCTCTAGGATCATGGACTGGTGTGTCGGTAACGCTAAGGTGGAGCCGCGCGGTAACGCCATCCTGATCACCAAGCAGGCCAGCGGCTACGCCAAGATCGACCCGCTGATGGCGACATTCAATGCAGTGTCTTTGATGGCGCTGAATCCAGAAGGCGCCGGAAAATCATTTTGGGAAACGGAAACCGCGTGAAATTACTTGACCGACTCTTCGGGCGCAAATCCGCACAGCTCACCTATGACCAGATCGCCAATCTGATTGACGGAGTTAGCGGCAGTGTTGTTGCCGGAGTCACCGTCACCGACAAGACCGCGCTTCAGGTGTCGACCGTCCTTGATTGCGTGCGCGTTATTGCAGACGGCTGCGCTACACCCGACCTGCACGTCTACCGTGAAAAGAAGGACGGCACGACCGAGAAAGCCACCAACATTCCAGAGTACCGACTGCTCTCCCGGCGCCCGAACGAATGGCAAACCTCCTTCGAATGGCGCCGCATCATGACGCTGCACGCCGCCCTGACCGGCGCCGGCCTGTCGATCAAGGTGCGCGGCGACAATGGTCGCGTCCGCGAGCTGATTCCCGTCATGCCTGGCCGCTGGGATGTTCGCCAGGTATCGCGCTACGAGCTGCGTTACCGCTGCTGGGACAACTTCGGCCTGATCGGCGACTTCAGCGCCGATGAAGTCTTTGTCCTCAACGGAATCCAGTGGGACTGGGTAAGTTCGCTAAATGTCATTAAGCTGGCGCAAGCTGCTATCGGTCTGGCCATCGCCACCGAAAAAAGCCAGGCCTCGATGCACGAAAACGGCCTTCGTCCGGGCGGTGTCTATTCCGTAGAAGGCACGCTCAACAAGGAGCAGCATGATCGCCTGACTGAATGGCTCAAGCAGAAGGCAGGCGCCGGAAAAGTTGGGGCGCCATTGGTACTTGACCGCAATGCAAAATGGAGCAATACCGCCCTGTCAGGCGTAGATGCCCAGCATGTCGAAACCCGCCGCCTGCAGGTAGAAGAAATCTGCCGCGCCTTCAACGTCTTCCCGATCATGGTCGGTCACTCAGACAAGGCCGCCACCTTCGCCAGCTCAGAAGCCTTCTTTGCCGCCCACCTCAAGCACACCTTAAGGCCATGGCACAAAGCATGGCGCGACCGCATCGACGAAACCCTGCTCGATGGCGCTGGGCCGCTATTCGTCAAGTTCGATACCCGTTACCTGACCGAAGGTTCTATGAAGGACCGCGCACAGTGGGCACGCACCATGGCTGAAATGGGTATCTATACCCGCAACGAGATACGCGACGAAGAAGGAAAAGACCCGTTGCCGGGGCTTGATGACCCACTGACGCCGATGAACATGACCACAGGCAACGACCAAGGAAACAGCGATGCAAACACCGACCAAACCCCTTGAGCGCAAGGAAGCGGCCGGCGGCCGTGAGGTCCGCTCTTTCGCTATCCAGATCAAGGCCGCCGGCGACGACGGCAGCATCGAAGGCTACGGCTCCGTCTTCGGCGTCCTGGACAACTGGGACGATGTGATAGAGCAGGGCGCCTTCGCCGCCACTCTGGCCGCGCACAAGTCTGCCGGCACCATGCCCGCCATGCTTTGGCAGCACGATGCCGACCATCCTATCGGCATCTGGACAGAAATGTCGGAAGACACCAAAGGCTTGCGCGTCAAGGGGCAGCTTGCCCTCGACACCATCAAGGGCAAGGAAGCTCATTCCCTGCTCAAGATGGGCGCCATCAACGGCTTATCAATTGGCTTTATTTCAAAGCAATGGTCCTATGACGTAGAAAGCGACGTTCGGACGCTGACCGAAGTCGACCTATGGGAAGTCTCACTGGTCACATTCCCAGCCAATGAAAAAGCCAGGGTAACTAACGTCAAGGCCAGCCCGGACGACGTCGCCACCCCGAAAGATGCCGAACGAATCCTGCGCGAGGCAGGATTCAGCAAGGCGGACGCAACGGCCATCGTGTCGCGCGTCATGCGGATGGGAGAAACGCGGAGTGATTCTGCCGATTCGACCGCCGTGGCAATGAAAGCAGCCCACCGGCTGCTCAATTCCCTCACATCCTCCTGAAAGGAAAACTCATGAAAAATCACATGATCGCAGCCACCATGGCCATGCACTTCGCGGCATTCAAGGCAAAAGCATCCAATGCCGTCGTCTACGAAAAGCGCGAAGACCCCAGCATCAAATCCGTCGCCGAAGCTCTCGACAAGATCGGCACCGCCTTCGAGGAATACAAGAAGGTCAACAACCAGCGCTTGGACGAGCTGAAGAAAGGCAACGCCACGGCTGACCTTGAGGCCAAACTGGCAAAGATCGACCAGGACATCGACGGACTGACCGAAATCAAGACCAAGCTTGAAAAGATGGAAACCAAGCTGGCTCGCCCTGGCGCCTTTGGTGGCAGCAAGCAGGAAGGCGAATCGCAGGAATCGGCAGAATACCGTTACGCCTTCCTCGATTGGATGCGCGCCCCGTCCGACAACGAGCGCCAGCAAAAGGCAACGCAGGCTCTACGCGCACTTGAGGCCAAATCCAAGGCCGAAGGCCGCGAGACCCGTTCGGCGCAGGTCATCACCTCGACCGGATCGGCTGGCGGCTTTGCACTGCCGGAGCAGATCGAGCGCCAGATTGCCCGCCTCGGTGTCGACATCTCTCCGATCCGCCAAATCGCCACCGTTCGCTTGGTTGGCACCTCGGATTACAAGGAGCTGATCGATGTTGGTGGCGGCGCATTTGAGTGGCTTGGCGAAGGCGATACCCGCAATCAGACCAATACTCCCGACCTGGCGGAAGTCGCGCCGACTTTCGGCATGGCCTCGGCCAAGCCGCAGGCCACCGAAGAGTCGCTTGATGACCTGTTCTTCAACGTCGAGCAGTGGCTGATTGACTCGGTTTCCGAAACTATCGCCGCCGGAGAAGGCGCGGCGTTCGTCTCCGGCAACGGCACCAAGAAGCCCACTGGATTCTTGGCTGGCCCCGCCCCGTTATCGACGGCAGACTCTAGCCGCGCCTTCGGCACCCTGCAATATGTCGCATCCGGCCAGGCCGCTGCGCTGCCGACCAGCCCTGACGTATTTTACGATCTGGTCTATGCGTTACGCGCCCGCTACCGCAGCAATGCGCGTTGGGTAACTAATAAGCTGATCCTCTCTTCGCTGCGCAAGTACAAGGAAGCCACGACCAATGCCTACATGTGGCAGCCTGGGCTATCCGCCGGTCAGCCTGACACCTTCATTGGCTATCCGATCACAGAAGCAGAAGATATGCCAGCCGTCGGAGCCGGCGCTTTCCCGCTCGCTTTCGGCGACTTCAAGGAAGGCTACCTGATTGCTGACCGCGTCGGCATGCGCATGACCCGCGACGAAATCACCGCTCCGGGCTTCGTCAAGTTCTACGTGCGCAAGCGCGTCGGCGGCAAGCTGCGCAACACCCAGGCGATCAAACTGCTCAAGATCGCCGCGTCCTGATCGACACGATCAGCCACGAAACGGCCTCTCCGGGGGCCGTTTTCATTACTGCGGTTTTCGCCTAAAGAATTAAATGGCGCCGAGGACAATATGATCGAACTGAAGAAAACGACCAACATCCACCAGGAGAACAGTCCAATGAAATCCCTTCGCCTCAATCTCGCCGCGCTCTTACTGTCGGCCGCTACCATCTTCGGTGGCATTCTCACCATCGCCCCGGCGCAAGCTGGCGCGCTCACAGATTACGGCGAGAACAAGCTGGTCGACGCGCTTTTGCGCGCGCAAGCCATCGGCACGCCGGCCACCTGGTACATCGCACTATTCACTGATTCCTGCACCGATGCCGGTCCTGGGACAGAAGTTTCGACCTCGGGTACGGCCTACGGCCGGCAGGCGGTCACGGCGTCGCTGGCCAACTGGGCCGGCACGCAATCCGCCGGTTCGTCGACTGCCAGCTCTGGCACCGGCGGCACGACCAGCAACAACAACGTCATCGCCTGGAGCGCTTCGACGGCCAGCTGGGGAACGATCCAGTCGGTCGGGTGGATGGATGCGAGCACGGCGGGCAATCGGTGGATATGCATCAACCTAACCAGCTCGCTGAACGTCTCAGGGTCCGGATTCACGGTGTCGTTCGCCGCCGGGCAGCTTTCGTTCCAGATCGATAACTAGGCCATGATTAATCTCGCAAGCACCTCTGATAAGTTGCGGCTTGTCACATCGGGCGCGGCGTCCGTCGAGGTGCATGCGTCGTGGGTCGATCTGAACGGCTCGACGGTAACGCCTGGGCGGACGAACACGCCAGACATCACGACGGCGACGACAACCGACATTGTGGCGGCGCCGGCCGCCAGCACGACGCGAAACGTCAAGCTGCTGTCGATAGTCAACAGCCACGCCAGCGTGAGCACCGATGTAACGGTCACGCATACCGACGGCACATCGGAGCAGCGGCTGAACAAATCGACGCTCGGACCCGGCGAGGGGCTGGTGTTTTCAGAGGGATTCGGATGGCAGCGCCTGAATGCCTCCGGGACGCCGGTCGGGTCGAATCTGGCGGCGCAAGCGGATGTGCAGACTTTCACGGCGAGCGGAACGTGGACGAAACCGACGGCCTTTACGCCGAAGGTCGTCATCGTTGAAATGATCGGTGCCGGTGGCGGTGGTGGTGCGGGCGCTTCACTCGCTACAGCGGCTGTCGCCAAAGGCGGGGGAGGGGGCGGCGGAGGTGCTTCGGTGCGCGACGTTTTCGCGGCGGCCGATCTTTCGGCAACCGTTGCGGTCGGCATCGGTGCGGGCGGAGCTGCCGGGGTTAGCGGCGCGGCTGGCGCGGCTGGCGGTAACGGTGGGGCTGGTGGCAACTCAACATTCGGTTCATACCTGACGGCCTACGGCGGCGGCGGGGGTGCGGGCGGTGCGATCACGGCATCCGCTACGGGCGGCGGCGGTGGTGGCGGCTCCGGTGGCGCTGGTGGTACTGGTAGCGCATCAGGTGGCGCCGGTGGGCTTCCTACGGCAGCTTCCAACGGGGCCGGTGGTCAAGGGGTTACCGGGACGGTCTCCGTCTCGACGACCGGTAACGCCGAATTCGGCGGCGGCGCTGGAGCCGGATCGGCCACCCCGCCAGTTTCCGGGTCGAACGGAGGCTCATCGCTTCGCGGCGGGGGCGGGGGAGGCTCGGGCGGTGGGCATAACGCAACACCAGCTATCGTGACCGGAGGTGCGGGAGGGAAATCTGGCGCTTACACGGCGGGCGGCGGCGGCGCTGTCGGCACGGACGGAACGACGCCGACTGCCGGCGGCAACGGCGGCGCAGCAAACTCTTCTGTCGGCGGATCGGGCGGTGGGGGTGGCGGAACGACGATCACGGCTTCCACAAACGGCGGCGACGGCGGTAATGGCGGAGCAGGTGGTGGCGGGGGAGGGGGCGGCGGGGTAGGGATGAACCCGGGCCTCGGCGGCAACGGCGGCGCAGGTGGCTCTGGATTCTGTATTGTTTACTGTTGGTGAAGGAACGGAAATGCAACTCACGCAAGAGCAACTCGACACGCTTAAAGCCGCAATCATCGCCAATCCGACTATGGCTGCTGCCCGGACGGCGCACAACACCCAAGCGATCACCGACCTGTTGAACGCGAGCAGCACGCTGGATGTTTGGCGCGCGTCGGTTTCCACGCAAGTTCTATTTGACCAAATCACTTGGGCCAATCTGACGCCGAACGATCCGCCAGATGGTACGTTAGCCTGGCAATGCCGCTCCCTGGCCTGTCAGGGAAAGCAGTTTAATCTGCAACTGATCTTCGCCAGCCGGGACACGATTGATCCATCCAAGGTCAACATGCGCGCCGGTTTGCAGGACGCATTGACCAATGTTCCGAGTGGGCAGGCTGGCGCGCTCGTCAGCGCCGGGTGGGTTCCGGTTCGCACCGCAATGCAGCGTAAGGCGACCGTCCTAGAATCAATCTTCGCCAATACGCAGAACACCACGGCATCGCTGGTCGTCGAAGGTGTGATGGACGAGATGACCATCCGTCGTCTCGGCTGGTCTGACCTCGGCGTGTGGCAACTGTAAATCATGGCTATCACACTTACCGCCTCGACAATTATTGCGGCTGGAACCAGCAACGGAGCCGGTTCGACGACTCGCGGCGTCCTCGATTTTCGCACGTACCATAGCGGGACGTTGACGATCAAACTGACGAACGGGGCATCGCCTCCGACTGTCCAGGCGGTCGCCAATGTGTTGATCGCGCACAATACAGGTTCGCCACCGACAGCCGGTAGCGCAGGCACAGACTGGAAAACGATCGTGTCGTTCAGCGGCGGCACGACGGCCAACGGAGTCAGCGAATGGTCGGTCACGCTCGGGCCGGAGATCATGCACATCGAGGTCGAGGTCACAGGCAACACAGGTCAGGCCGTCACCTGTGAGGCAATCGCGTCTTCCTGCGTATTGAGCTGAGCTATGGCCTTTGTGCCGATTCGACGCACCCGTTTGTGCCAGCCGCGTGGGGATGGTGTTGATTGGTTGAACGCGCAAGGATTGTCGTTCGATCTTTCGCCCGTCACGCTTGGGGATAACGTCAACCGTCGTCCGATTTCCTTTACCGGGACGAAGAGAGTGATTGGCCCCCCAGGCATAGGGATTGGTTTAGGAAGTGTGGATGGGGCGGGTACTACAGACAAGATCACAACAAGTCTTTCTGGGTCTTCCGGCCCTAGATCGTATTTCGTACTGGCAAAGCTAAATGGGTGGGGAGGCGGAAATTTTGGCCGTTTCTTTGACGCATCTGCACAGGAGATTCTTTACGTCACAACGTCATTCGGCCTGGTGTATTTGAGATCGTATTCAGTGGGGGTGCGTTCTGCGATTTCGAATTCAGCGGCGAGCGTTTCCGACACATTTGGCAAAGTTACGGCGTTCAGCGTATCGTTTGATGCGTCTAGCTATACAAATGAGCCTGAGCTTTACATCAACGGGATTCGCCTTCCGTTTGTCACCGTTGACGGAGTGCCATCTGGATCGGTAAACGCAGCATCGAATCTTATCGTCGGAAATCGTGCAGACAACACGCGAAATCTAGACGGGACAATTTATGTCTTTCGGTCTTTTGACCGCATGCTGTCAGCCAAGGAACACGCCGAACTGGCTGCCAATCCTAATCGGGTGTACTTGTGAGCCGGATATTCTGGATTCCTGTAGGCAGCGCACCGGCCGGGCCACTTTCGGCTGTTGCTTCCGGTGCCGCTGATGCGTCCGGTTCGGCAGCGCTCGCCGGGCAGATCGCCCTGGCGGCGGTCGGCGTCGCCACGGCAGGCGGCAGCGGAAATGCCGGCGTTGCCGTGCCGCTCTCGGCGGCCGGTATTGCCGTGGCAGGCGGCTCGGCTAACCGCGTGGCCACCGTTACGGTGTCTGCTGCCGGTCTCGCACAAGCCGCCGGGTCGGCAGGGCTGTCGGTCGGCGTACAGGTGGCCGCCGCCGGTGCTGCTGCGGCATCAGGAAACGCCGCACTGGCCTGCCAAATAGCGCTGGCGGCTGCAGGCGCCTCACAATCCGCCGGAAACGCCGTCCTCGCGGCGCAGCTTGAAGCGATTGCCGCAGGCGCTGCACAGGCCGGCGGTTCGGCAACGCTATCGGGCGGCCCATCGGGCAGCATCAGCGCCTCGGGCGGCGCTCTGGCGAGCGGCTCTGCCACGTTGGTTGCACAGCTTGCCGGCGTCGCCGCCGGGCTGGCGCAGGCAGGCGGCAGCGCAACGCTGAAAGCACAATTGAATGCAGTTGCGGCTGGCGGTGCGGTGGCGAGCGGAAGCGCCGCGCTGATTGCGCTATTCGCCGCCGCCGCCGCCGGCTCTGCACAAGCTTCAGGAAGCGCAAATATATCTGGCGGCGCGCCCGGTGCGATCAGTGCGGCAGGAAGCGCCAATGCGTCAGGAACGGCCGCACTCACCATCGGCGTTGTCCTCGCTGCAGCCGGTGGCGACCAAGCTGGCGGATCGGCACAGATCAAAGCCAGCGTCGGCCTTAGCGCAGAAGGATATGTCCAGTCCATCGGCGCCGGCCAGCTAGTGGTCGACGTGCAAATAGCCGCCGTCGGTCAAGCTACAGCAAGCGGTAGCGCCGTATTTACCCTTGGGCAAATCGCCATTCGCGCCCCGTCAGGAAATGGGCCGAGATTGCGACTGCCGGATAGCAGGCGCCCGACAAGCACAAACACCAACCGCCCGACCGCCCTCGGCGGTCGCCGCCCAACGCACTAGGAACCCGCATGGCCCTGATCCGTATCGCTGCACCGGCGAGCGAACCGCTCGACCTCGCCACGGCCAAGCTGCACTGCCGTGTCGACGGCAATGACGACGATGCGCTGGTCACCGCGCTCATCATCGCCGCCCGCGAGCAAGCCGAGCACGAAACCGGCCGCGCCCTCGTCACCCAAACCTGGGAACTGGTGCACGACAGCTTCCCGGAAGCCTTCATCCTGCGCAAATCGCCGATTCAGTCCGTCACGTCGATCAAGTATCTAGACAGCACCACCGGCGTCGAGCAGACGCTCGACTCTGCCGACTACCTGCTCGACAAGGACAGCGAGCCCGGCTACGTCGTGCCGGGCTACGGCAAAGCCTGGCCGACCAGCTATGCCGTGCCGAACGCCGTCCGCTGCCAATACGTTTGCGGCTATGGCAATGCTTCCGCCGTGCCGCAAGCCATCAAGCAATGGATGTTGCTTGCCATCGGCACTATGTACGCACAGCGCGAGACGTTTTCCGGGCAGGCCTACAGCATTCCAGACCGCTTCTGGTCAGGACTGCTTGATCCATACCGTCTGTACGAGGCGTGATGATGTTATCGGCCGGAAAGCTAAATCGTCGTGTCATTTTGCGCCAGCGCGTCGCTGGTCACGACGCCGCAGGACAGCCATCAGCGTCATGGAGCGATCTGGCGAGCGTTTGGGCAAACGTCCGGGTGCTATCCGGCGCTCAGGCGATCAAGGCCGATGCCGAAATTTCGACGGTGCGCGCCAGCATCAGGATTCGGCTTCGAGATGACGTTACGGCTGGAATGATCGTCGTCGATGGCAGCACGACATACGACATTCGCGCCGTCGTGAAAAACGCCGCCGAAGCGTTTGCCGATCTTTTGTGCGAAGTGTCGTCATGAGTGTCAGTGTCAAATTCAATCACGGCAGTTTCGATGCCTCGCTGGCGGCGCTTGAGCAAGACGTTTCCGATGCCGTTCGCCCGGCTGCGCAAGCCGGCGCGCAAGTTCTCTATGGCGAAGTAAAGAAAAACGTCGAGGCGCTCGGTCGCAAGACAGGAAAACTGGCATCGGCGATCTATCAGGCGTTCAGCAAGGACAATTCAGAAGAAGGGGTCAAGGCGACCTATCACGTGTCGTGGAATGCCAAAAAAGCGCCGCACGGCCACCTTATCGAATACGGCTATATGCAGGTCTATCAGGTCGTCGTCGACAAGGACGGCAACTTCGTGACCCTGAAGAATCGCAAACTGAAAACACCAAAGCAGATTCCGGCGCATCCGTTCGTTCGGCCTGCGCAAGCCAAAATTGCCGCGGCTCTCGACGCGGCAGAACGCGAGTTTTATCGTCATCTTAACGAAGGGCCTGGCACCTCGAATGACCGTCGAATCTGAAATAGTCGCCACGCTTGGGCCGTTGGTTGGTGGAAGGGTGTTCCCTGACGACGCGCCGTTTGGAACAGCGCGCCCATACATCACATACCAGCAAATCGGCGGCCTGCCGATTGTCTATACGTCGAACGACATCCCGGACGGCAAAGTCGGTTATTTCCAGTTCAACACCTGGGCCGCAAGTCGCATGGATGCCGCCGCTCTGCAACTCGCCATTGAAGCCGCGCTGCTTCAGGCATCCGCTTTTTCGGCGACGGTCAATTCAGGGCCGATAGCCACCCGAGAACCTGATCTCGGGCTGTACGGCACGATTCAGGACTTTTCCATCTGGTCGCCAAGATAACGGCCAGATTATGTAATGAAGCCGCCTTCGGGCGGCTTTTTTGTTGCCCGTAAGGGCGTTACAGGCTCGCTTCGGCGGGCCTTTTTCATTTCTGAAAGGCAATCAAAATGGCAACTCTCCCGTCTGGAACAATCATGTCCGTCGCAACGGCCTTTGCTGCGGCAAAAACCGTCAGCGCCATCAGCAATGCTGCCGAGGCAAGCGTTTCCTGCACTGCTCACGGCTATTCGGTGGGCGACATCCTGCAACTGTACTCTGGCTGGGGTCGTTTGAATCGACGTGCGGTTCGCGTCAAGTCGGCGACTACCGACGCCTTCGTCGCCGAACTCATCGACACCACCAACACGGAATTCTTCCCTACCGGATCCGGCGGTGGCACCGTGCGCAAGGTGACGACCTTCACCCAAATCCCCAAGTACCTCAACCCGACGCAGTCTGGCGGCGATCCGAAGAACGTCACCGTTCGATTCATGGATGAAGACACCGACACCAACCTCAACGACGGTTTTAACGCCGTGACGGAATCGTTCGAAATCGACGCCGATCAGTTCGGCACGTCGTCTTACAACGCGCTCCGCACGCTGTCCGATGTCCAGACCGACACCATCCTGAAGAAGACCTTGAAGTCTGGCGCGGTGATCTTCACGCCGTGCACGGTGTCGCTGAACGAAAACCCGAAGCTGTCCAGCGACAGCATCATGACCAATGTGGTTTCGATCAACGGCAACGGTCGCATTACGCGCTACTGAGCCTGATTCACCGCAGTTTCGCCAGCCCGCTTCGGCGGGCTTTTTTACGCCCGCCTGACCGTATGCAGGATGGGCCTTTTTAAAAAGCGAGAAAAACATCATGGCAAACAAAGTAAAGCTCGGCAATCGGCCGGAAACCTTCAAAAAGACGGTTACGTTCAAGTTCCTCGACGGAAGCGATGGGCAGATTGCCTGCACGTTCGCCTATCGTACAAAAACCGAATTCGGCCAGTTTATCGACGCGATGTTCGACGACGCCGGTGAGGCGCGGCCGGCAGATGAAAAGTTCAGCATGGCCGAGCTGATGAGCAAAACTGTTGAAAAAAACGCCGATTACCTGCTCAAGGCGCTCAAGGAATGGGATTTGGACGTTCCGCTGAATGCCGAAACAGCAAATCAACTCTGTGACGAATTGCCCGCAGCGGCGACGGCAATTCTCGAAGCCTACCGTACCGCCACCGTCGAGGGTCGCGCGGGAAACTGACCGAGGCGGCCAGGGTGTTTTTCACCCGGCTGCCAAGTCTAGAGGAATTGGACGGGTCGGGGCTTAGCCCGGAAGACTACGCCGAAGAAGCCGAAATATGGCCGGAAAACTGGGCGGTTTTCGAGGTGTTCGCGCTGATGTCAACGCAGTGGCGCCAAGGGTTTTCAGGACCAACCGGGCTTGATTACACCGTCCTGTTCAACCTTCTAGATCGCCGCTTCAAATCGCCGACCGAATGGGACGACGCCCTGGCAGACATCCGATCTATGGAGTCTGCTGCCCTGACCGCCATGCGCGCCAAATGAGAAAGCGATGACCGAAAAACGCAAATCACAGCTCGAAATCGAAGTCGACGCCAGTGGTGCTCGTCGTGGTTTTGGAGAGATCGAGGACGCATCCCGGGAAATGGGCGCGGCCGTCGCCAAATCCGGGCAGCAGGCCGCAGACGGTATCGACAAGATCGGGGCCAAGGCAGAAAAGGCGGCGGCTCAGCAGGAGCGTGCCTACGGCCGCATCGAGGCCGAAATCCGGCGGGTCACTGCGGCGGCGCAGGCTGCAGCGGAAGGCACCGGCCGCTCGGGTGAAATCCTCAACAAGGCCGTGGCGCAAGGCCTTGACGTTTCAAGAATCGAGCCGCAGCTGAAAAAGTTGCGCGAACTGGACGCGGCCACCAAAAACATGGGGGTGTCTGCTGCGCAAACGGCGGCCGCCCTGCGTGGCGTGCCGGCGCAATTCACCGACATCATCACCAGCCTGCAGGGCGGCCAGGCTCCCATGTCCGTGCTGCTGCAACAGGGCGGCCAGCTCAAGGACATGTTCGGCGGGGTAGGTGCTGCGGCAAAAGCCTTGAGCAGCTACGTTCTATCGCTGGTCAATCCATTCACCGTGGCTGCAGCCGCTGCCGGCGCGCTGGCTATTGCCTACAAACAAGGCAGCGAAGAAGCGCAGGCATTCTCGCGCTCGATCATCCTGTCCGGCAACGCCGCGGGTGCGTCTATCAATCAACTGCAGGCCATCCGCGAAACCGTCGCTGCCAGCGCCAATGTTACGCAAGGCGCCGTCGCCGATGCGCTTGGCCAGATTGTCGCTACCGGCAGGGTGTCGGCCAATGTGCTTGGCAGTGTCGCCGAGGCGGCCGTCCTGATGGAAAAATCGACCGGCAAGGCCGTTGGCGAAACGGTCAAGGAATTCGAGGAACTCGGCAAATCGCCGGTCGAAGCCTCGCTGAAGCTGAACGAGCAATACCGTTACCTTACCGCGTCCATCTACCAGCAGATCAAGGCGCTGGAAGATCAGGGGAAAACAGCCGAGGCGGCCGCATTGGCGCAGAAATCCTATGCCGACGCCGTAACGACGCGCGCCAAGGAAGTGTCGCAAACGCTGGGCACGCTGGAAGTAGCATGGAAAGGCATCGTCGGTGCAGCCAAAGGCGCATGGGATGCCATGCTCGGCGTCGGGCGAGAATCCTCAATCGAGTCGCAAATTGCCAAGGTCAAAGAGCGAATTTCGCAAGGTGGCGGCCTGTTCGGAACTGGCGTCATGGGGGCATCGGTCTCCGATCTCAGGGGCCAGCTTGCCGTTCTGGAAGCGCAATTGGATGCACAAAGAAAGCGCACCGCGCTTGATGCCCAGTCGGCCGCCAGCGAACAGGCAAAAATCACCTGGCTCAAGGAGGGCGAGAAGTATCTGAGCAAGGAAGCGCAAATGAAGCGCGAAATTGCTTTGATCGAAGAACAGGGCAAGTCCGCCGGTGCCTCCCGGCTGGAAATCGAAAAGCGCATTGCGGCGGTGCGCGAAAAATACACCGACAAGACCGCAATTTCAGAGTTAAAGCGCGAGGCGTCCGAGCTTGAAAAGCTCATGGATCGCATCGCAGGCAAGGACATCGGCCTCGATGGCGGCTTCTGGAAAGACCTTGATGTGCTGTTCAAGGCATACGGCAAGGGGAAGGTCACCCTTGAGGAATATTCGTCGCTGGTAGCGCGCCTTATCCAGCAGCAACCGTTTTACGTCAAAGGGCTGAAAGAAGAAGCCGACGCACTCAAGGTGCGTTCTGACATGATGAGTCGCTTGGTAGGCGATGCCAGAAAGCAGGCTGAAGCGGCGGAAAAGGCAAACGAGTCCTTGCGCGACGAGGTGGCTGTCCTCGGGCTGTCGAAAGAAGAGCAGGCCGCTTATCGTGCCGCCAAGCTCGAATCGGCCGCCGCTAGCGATCTGGCAACAGCAGCAGCTATTTCAGAACAGGCCGCCTATTGGGAAATCGCCGGTGTGTTGCCGGACATCATTGCCGGGTACGAGCAACTGGCCGCCGCCAAGCGGGAATCGGCAGACTCCCTGATCGAACAAGCGGCGCTGGTGCGCGAAAAGGCGGCCAAAGAGGTTGCCGTCAAAGCAGCCGAAGATAGCGCCAAGGCATGGGAAAAATTCGCCTCAGATATTGAGCAAAGCCTGACCGATTCGCTCTACCGCGCCTTCGAGTCAGGGGGGTCGTTCGGCACTGCGTTCGTGCAGTCGCTGCAGAACACGCTCAAGGCAGCGGCGCTCAAGCTGGCGGTGCAGGTGGTAGTCGGCACCGGCGGAAACATGGTGGCGCAGGCGGCGGATTCGGTGCTGGGAACGAAGATGGCGGGCAGCGGCAGCAGCCTGCTGGGTACGGCGAGCAACGTCAATTCGCTGTACAACGCCTTCAGCGGCGGGGGTGTTCTCGGCAGTCTTGCAGGTAGCTCTGCAGCATATGGCGCAGCCATCGGCACGACCTCCATCGGTGCGGGCTCGCAGGCCGCCATGCTTGCTGCCCAGACCGGTGCGTTTGGCGTCGAGGGCGCAGCGGCGACTGCAGCAGCGGCAGGAACGATCAGCTCGGAGGCGGCTGCTGCAGCCTCTAGCCTTGCATCAGCAGCATCCTGGGCACTTCCCGCCATCGGCGCGCTCGCCTTCGTCGCCACGAACTTCAAGAAGATCGTCGGCGGCCAGAAATCGATGGGCGATGGCGTCCAGATCGTCGGATCGTTCAACGACGGCGGCTTTAACGGCATGATGGGCCAGGACTGGCAGAAGTCCGGCGGCTGGTTCGGCAAGAAGAAGAACGGCGTCGACTGGTCGGCGATCAGCCCGGAAATGGATGCGGCTTTCGACGATCTCTACAAGGGCGTCAAGACCGGCTTGGTCGACATCGGAAAGCGCCTGGGCGACGACTCGGTCGCCGGACTGCTCGACGGCTTCACCATGCAGGTCGATCAGCGCAGCTTCATTCAGGTGCTGTCTGTCACCGCCAACCAGATCGGCAACGACCTGGTCAAGGCGATGCTCAGCCAGGTAGCGCCGGTCGTCAATGACGTCATGTCGCGCACCGGCTCGACCGACTGGGCCGGCACGCTGAACACGATGACGGCGCAGGCGCTGGGCGTCGATCAGGCGCTCAAACTGGTCGGCACCTCGCTCGAGGACACCTTCGGCCAGCAGAAACTCAACGACGTGCTGTGGGTCACCGACCAGTTCGCGCGGATGTTCGGCTCGGTCGAGAACATGGGCAACCAGCTCGCCGCCTACGTCCAGAATTACTATTCCGAAGCGGAAATCAACAGCAAGGCCTGGTCGGCGATGGGCGACCAGTTCGCCGCGCTCGGCGAGACGATGCCGCAGACCAAGGCCGGTTTCCGCGATCTGGTCGAATCGCTCGACCTGACCAGCGAATCCGGCCGCCAGACCTTCGCCAGCCTGATGACGCTGGCCCCCGCCTTCGCGCAGCTGGCCGGCGCGGCGGAAGCGGCGCAGCAGAAGATTCTGGCTGACCGCCAGGGCTGGCAGAACAAGCTGGACGTGCTGACCGGGGCGACGACCGACCGCCAACTGCAACTGCAGGCCGATCTGGCGTCGACGACCGACGCGACGACGCAAACGCTGATCCGTCAGGTCTATGCGCAGGAAGACCTGAACGCGGCGGCGCAATCCGCAGCCGAGGCGGCGGCAGCGCAGGCCGAAGAAGCACGCCAGCGGGCGGCGGCCATCGCCAGCGAGCGTTACGGGCTGGAAACCCAATTGTTGCAAGCCCAGGGTGACACCGTAGCGCTGCGTGAGCGCGAACTGGCCGCCCTGGACGAAAGCAACCGGGCGCTGCAGGAACAAATCTGGGCGCTTGAGGATGCCAGAAGCGCGGCGCAGTCGGCGGCGCAAGCCGCACAGGAAGCGGCTCAGGCCGAAGCCGCGCGGCAGGCGGAGCAACAGCGTCAGGCCGAAGCCGCCGCGCAACAAGCAGCGGCCATCGCCAACGAACGCGACGGCCTGCAAAAGCGACTCTGGCAGGCCCAGGGCGACACGGCGGCGCTTCGCGAAGCGGAGTTGGCGGCGCTCAACCCGGCCAACCGTGCCTTGCAGGAACAAATCTGGGCGCTCGAAGACCTTGCCGATGCCGCACAAAAGGCGACGCAGATCGAATCCGAACGCATGGGCCTGCAGAAGCAGCTTTGGCAACTGCAAGGAAACACATCCGCCTTGCGCGCCGCCGAGCTGGCTGCGATCGATCCAGCCAACCGCGCCTTGCAACAACAGATTTGGGCGCTCGAAGACAGCAAGGCGGCTGCCGACGAATGGACGCGCACATGGGAGAACCTCAACCAGTCGCTGCGTGACCAAGCCAAGAAGCTGCGCAACGAGATTGCCGGCGGCGCCTCGGTGGCCAGCCTGCAGGCGCAATTTGCGGTAGCGACGGCGCAGGCCCGGGCCGGCGATGCAGCAGCCGCCGGTCGGCTGGTCGGTCTATCCGATCAGGTGATGTCGGCGTATGGCAAGTCCGCCGGGTCATCGCTCGACGTGGCGCGAATGGCCGCGTCGCTGGCCGCCAGTCTCGAGACGACAGCCAGTGTCAGCACCCTGTCGGCGCCGGCATCAGACAGTGGCAAGACAGCGCAGAACACGGCAGCGATGGCGGCCGAAATCAAGCAGTTGCGAGCAGATTCGCAAGCGCAGGCGGCGGCGATGGCGCGCCTGCTGACCGAGCTGGCGCGGATTACCAGCCGCTGGGATCGCGACGGCATGCCGAACACACGGTTGGAGACAGCATGAGCACCGAATCCCTGAAGATCGTCACGCCGCTGGCAATCAGCGACGCGGTGCTGATCGCGACCGACGTTCCCGAGGCCGATTATTCGGCGTGGTCAGGTGTAGTCGAGTATGCGCTTGGCGCCAGGGTGATCGTCGCCGCCGATCACAAGATTTACGAGAGCCTGCAAGACGGGAATCTTGGCCACGCGACCAGCGACCCGCTGTGGTGGATCGAAGTATCTCCGACCAACCGCTGGAAGCTGTTCGACACATCGAACTCGACGCAGACAGCGCAGGCGAACAGCATGAGCTACACGCTGCGCTCGCCGAATGCCATGCCGGTGCTGGCAGCGCTCAATCTGAGCAACGCGACATCAATTCGCGTGCGGGTGTCCCATACGACTTACGGCGACCTTTACGACCAGACCACCGACCTGACGCCGCAGCCCCCGGCCGCCGATTGGTGGAGCTGGTTTTTCGGTGCGCGCCGGGCGCCGTCGCAGCATATCGTGCTTGACCTGCCGGCAATCCCCGGCGGCGACATCACAGTCGACCTGACCGGCGGCGCCGGGCTGGCCATCGGCGTGCTGCTGCTGGGCCAGATCATCAATCTTGGGATTGGCGTCAAGTACGGCGTCAAGGTCGGCATTCAGGACTACTCCCGAAAAGAAACCAACGACTTCGGCGACACCGTGCTGGTGCGCCGCGCCTACGCCAAGCGCGCCAGTTTCGACCTGATCCTGACGGCGGACGAAGTCGACGCCATGCAGGTTGTTCTTGCCGACCTGCGCGCTACGCCGTGCCTGTGGATTGGCTCCGTCCGGTATGAGGCCACTGTGGTTTTCGGCATCTACAAGCAGTTCGACATCCTGATTTCATACCCAAACTTTTCCGATTGCCAGCTTGAACTGGAAGGATTGACATGACCATAACAGCGCTTCCCTCTCCACCGCAGCCGACCGATACCGCGGCTGATTTCAACAGCAAGGCCTTCGCTTGGGTTGCCGCGCTTGGCGTCTTCACCACCGAGGTCAACGCCTTTGGCACGACCGTTCTTGGGTACTCGACGACCGCCAGCAATGCGGCGGCGACGGCAACGACCAAAGCGGCGGAAGCCGCGGCGTCTGCCGCCAATGCGGCGGGTGTCGCCGGTGTGACACTTTGGGTTTCCGGCACGACCTACACGTCCGGAAACTGCGTGTGGTCGCCTTCCAACTTCCAGACCTATCGCCGGAAGACGAATGGTGCAGGAACGACTGATCCGGCATCGGATTCGACCAACTGGCAGCAGATCACTGCCACGCCGACCAGCGATCCGACCATTCTGCACACGACCGACATCGGCAGTGTGGTGCAGGCCTACAGCGCCAACCTGACGGCATGGGCAGGAAAGACGGCGCCGGCCGGGATAACGGTCGGCACCACCGACACGCAAACCCTGACCAACAAAACGATGGGCAGTGGAAGTGCGTGGAATGGCGGTACGATTTCCGTGCAGTACGGCGGCACCGGGGCAACGACCTTGACCGGCATCGTCAAGGGTAACGGCACCAGCGCCTTTACGGCGGCGACGGCAGGCACGGACTATCTGGCCCCCGGTGGGGCGCTCGGCACGCCGGCCAGCGGCACGCTGAGCAACTGTACGGTCGACGGCACCAACGAGGTCGGCTACAAAAACATACCCCAGAACAGCAAGAGCGT